CAGAGTGTCGGCCGGATTGCGAGGGTGGCAGACGGGAAGAAAGATGCAGTCTGTTATGACTATGTTGACGATATCCAGTTCTGCGAGAACCAGTGGAAGCGGCGCCGGGCACATTACAGAAAGGCAGGGTGCAGATTATGAGCAAGCGGGATGAAGAAAGCGCGGCGATGGTAAAAGGCGTCTTCTGCGAAGCATATAAGTTTTACTTAAAATACCATAGCCGGCCAATGGAGCCGGGAATGTGGCAGGAGGCTACAGATGATTTCGCTGCGATCATGAAGAGGTGTGGTGCCACTTCTATATGTGGACGGATTATGCTTGCAACGTTTTCGCAGCTGGAAGAAGAGAAAAGATAGGGGAAAAAGATTATGGCAGTTAAGAATACACTGACAGATTTGAATAATCACCTGTTTGCCGAGATGGAACGGCTGGGAGATGAGGAATTAAAAGGTGAAGAACTGGACAAGGAAATAGAACGGGCGAAGGCGATCACCTGTGTTGCATCGCAGATCATAGCAAACGGGTCCCTGGCATTAAGGGCAGAACAGTTTAAGAGCGATGTGATTTCAGCAAAGGAAGCACAGGTTCCAGCTTTTTTGGAGGCGAGAAGTGATTGAGAAGAGAATACAAGGACGACGAGATCGCCTTCCTGAAGGAGATTTCGCCTGGAAAGACATATGCAGCAATAGCAGATGCGTTTAATGCCAGGTTCAGGGATAGAGATTATGTAATGCCCCGTCAGGTGAAGGATGCTATGAAATATCGGAAGATTCCATATAGTGGGAATTCAGAAACTGTAGCCCGCCATGTGCCTGTTGGTTCGGTGGAGGTATTACTGTACGGAACAAATAAAAATGGAGAACGGTATAAATATGAAATGGTGAAAGTAGCAGAGCCAAATGTCTGGAAAAGGAAAAGCCTGTTGGAATGGGAGAAACATCACGGTCCGCTTCCGGAAGGGAAAATGATTATATTTCTGGATGGCAACACGCTAAACTCAGATATTGAAAATCTTTATGCAGTCAGTACGAGAGTACATTTCCGGCTCAATAAATATAGAGTTATGAAACCGAATCGGGAATATATGCTGGCTGCCATTAAGATAGCCGAGATTGAGGATTCTATAAATCAGCTTAAGAAGAAAAGGAAAAATAGATAAAAATAAGCAGAGTGTTATATTGTCTAATTTAAAGTTTTCGGAAGGAGACAGCAATGACGGTAAGGGAATTAATCGAACTGCTGAAAAAAGCGCCGCCAGACGATATTGTCCTGGCAGATATAGGGCAGGAAGAAAGTGCAGATATATCGGGGATGTTGACAGCATCTGATGTGTTAATAGGGAACGGGACAATCCGGGGGATAACATACCTGAAAATAGAACCATACGAAACTTAGGATTTAGTGAATGAACAGTTTGCAAATAAATAGCCAAAAGTAAACAGAGCATACTTTCATTATTGACCTACCAATTGAATCTTTTGATGAAATATCTGAACCTATGATGACGATAGAGGAATCGGACGAATTTATCAAAGACTTTTTACGAGATAAACTTGAAACGATGGTTGATGAGATTTTATGCGTAAACACCGTGTAATTAAGATTTCCGGGAGAACAGAAAGGAAACGTTATGGAGAGATTAACGAAAATTTGTTCTGATGGCACACACCGGGCGGCAGATAACTTGCCTTGTGGTGAGAACAGTTGGGATTATAAGGCATTATTACTTGAACGTTTGGGAACATATGAAGATACCAACCTGGAGCCGGAGGAAATCATTTTATTTAAGAGGGATTATGAAAAACGTACCTGTACAGGGTGCTGGCTAAAAGACGAAAAAGCAATGGCGAAAAAGATTAATGAGTTAAAAGACTTACTGGAATTAGCGGCAGAAGAACTTGAAAATTTATACGAGCGAGAAACAGAACTTACAGAGCGGATTAGAGAGGTGGTTTAATTCGCTAAACTGATATTTCCCGAACGAAAGGAGGCGGTTTATTGAGCCTTATGCATTTAACTTGATAAATTGTTAAATAGTATATGAGGAGTTGCATATATATTAATTGCCTGCGATTAGATGTTTGGAGATTTATGTATATTGTAACTCAAAGAAAAATAGTACAAAAGGATACGAAAAAGAGTCACCCACCCGTGGCTCTTTTCTTTTACCCAAAAACGAAACGAATGAGAGGTGGTGGTGATGGCAAGGCCGAGAAGCCCAAACCGGGATAAAGCCTGCGAATTATGGCTGGAGAGCGGAAAGAAACGTCCACTGAAAGATATAGCGGCGGAGCTGAAAGTATCAGAAGAGCAGATCCGCAAGTGGAAGAATCAGGATAAGTGGGATAAAGTAACGTTACCTAATGCAAAAAGTAACGTTACCAATCGTAAAGGCGGGCAGCCGGGGAATAAGAACGCTGTCGGCCACGGCGGTACCGGACCGCCAGGGAATAAAAATGCTGTCACTACGGGAGAGTTTGAAACTCTCTTTTTTGATACCCTGGAAGACGACGAGAGGCAGCTGATCGGCATGATCCAGCCAGATAAAGAGAAACTGCTTCTTCAAGAGATCCAGCTCCTGACAGTCCGGGAGCGCCGGATGCTGAAACGAATTGAAGATTTGCGGGACTGCGATTTCACGACAGTTAAAAAGAAAAAGGGAACAGAAAAAGATAAATGGACAGATTTAAAAGAGGATCAGGCAGTCCTGGGGCAGATCCAGTCCATTGAAGATGCATTGACCCGTGTCCAGGGCCGAAAGCAACGAGCAATTGAGTCCCTACATAAATTCGGTTTTGATGATGCACGCCTGGAAATTGAACTTATGAAGGTGGAACTGGCAACTCTGAAAATCGGAGGCCAGGAAGCAGGGCAGGAAGATGATGGGTTCCTGGCAGCACTGAATACAGAAGCCGAAAGTCTGTGGGAGGCAGGAGCCGATGACAATTAAAGAGCATATTGCCAGTATGAAGGAGAAACTGGCTCGGCTGAAAGAAAAGCGGGGAATTCTCACAAAAGTACAGACTTTCAAGTTCCAGCCATTTTCACAGAGGCAGAAACAGATTCTTACCTGGTGGCTGCCCGAAAGCCCGGTGAAGGATTATGATGGCATTATTGCCGATGGTGCTATCCGATCAGGTAAAACCATCTGTATGTCTCTGTCATTTGTCTTCTGGGCGATGAGTGCATATAACGGTCAGAACTTTGCCATGTGCGGCAAGACCATTGGCTCCTTCCGGCGTAACGTTCTCTTTTGGCTGAAACTGATGCTAAAAAGTCGTGGATATCGGGTATCAGATCATCGGGCTGATAATCTGGTGGAAATCAGCCGCGGCCAGATAACGAACTACTTTTATATCTTTGGTGGCAAGGATGAGCGCAGCCAGGACCTGATTCAGGGTATCACACTGGCCGGCCTCTTCTGCGATGAGGTGGCCCTGATGCCGGAGTCCTTTGTCAACCAGGCAACCGGCCGGTGTTCGGTTACTGGTTCGAAGTACTGGTTTAACTGCAATCCGGACGGCCCATATCACTGGTTCAAGGTCAACTGGATTGATAAGGCCATCGGTTATCTTGGTAAGGAAAAAGTGGCAAAAATCCGGGAAGACGCAGCTAAGACAGGGGCTGATCCGGCGCTCAAGAAACTGCTGTATGTCCATTTTACGATGGATGACAATCTGAGTTTATCGGAGGAGATTAAGGCCAGATACCGCAGTATGTATACCGGGGTATTCTTCAAGCGGTATATCATGGGCCTGTGGGCAATGGCCGAGGGCATTATCTATGATATGTTCGACCCTGCCCGAAATGCAACGGACGCAGAAGCGCTGGCGGTGTCCTATAAGGCAAAGACAGGACATGATTTCTGGACAGATGAGCGGTACGTCAGCTGCGATTACGGAACCCAGAACCCTACGGCCTTCTTGTTGTGGAATAAGGCTGCCGATAAGAAATGGTACTGCCGGCGGGAATATTACTACTCAGGCCGCGACAAAGGGAGGCAGAAGACGGATAAGGAGTTCTCCGATGACCTGACAGCCTGGCTTGACGGTATTGCAATTAAGGCAGTTATTCTGGATCCGGCAGCTGCCAGCTTTAAGGCTCAGCTGGAGAAGGACGGTTATAAAGTAAAAAAAGCAAAAAATGATGTTTTGGACGGAATCCGGTTCGTGGCCACGCTGCTGCTTCAGGGTTCCATTTTTATTGATTCCTCCTGTGACAACCTGATTAAGGAATTTGCTTCCTACATCTGGGATGCGAAAGCCGGAGAGCGCGGAGAGGATAAACCAGTAAAGGAACACGACCATGCATTAGATGCTCTGCGGTATTTCTGCATGAGCATAATTAAGAATCGAACAGGAATCCGAATTATGAAATAGAGGTGAGAGAAATGGAAATGGAAGTTGTAAAAAAACTGATTAAGAAGTATACGGCGGGGCATGGTGCTTTTCTTGCCGAGGCCGATACTGCGGACCGGTATTATCGGAACCAGACGGATATCTTACTGGAGCCGCCTAAGAAAAGAGAAACAGAGCAAGGAGAGAACCCGCTGCGGAATGCAGATAACAGGATCCCACTCAACTTCCACGGCCTCCTGGTCAATCAGAAAGCGTCCTATATGTTTACAGCGCCGCCTCTGTTCGATCTGGGCGATAAGGCATCTAATAAAGCATTGACGGCGTTCCTGGGGGATAAGTATGCTAAGACTTGCAAGGATCTCTGTGTAGAGGCTTCCAACGCTTCTGTGGCATGGCTGCACCTATGGAAGGACAAAGCGAGCGGGCAGTATAAGTATGCCATAGTGCCATCAGGACAGGTAATTCCAGTGTGGAGTAATAATCTGGAGAGAGAGCTTAAAGGAGTATTACGCTGCTATCACGATATCACAGACGACGGGCAAGAACTGGACGTCTACGAATACTGGAATGATACGATCTGTCAGGCGTACGCAATTGAAGCTGGGGGCGTAATTGACACCGGGCTGATGCCATACAATTCGTTTACACTGATCGATACGGCAGGAAACAGCAACCTTGTCAACGAGTTCAAGCATGATGTCGGTGAGGTTCCTTTCTTCCCGTTTTTTAATAACAACACCGATACCGGCGATCTGGACAATATCAAGCCGCTAATCGACGTGTACTGCAAGGTGTTCAGCGGTTTCGTTAATGACTTGGAGGATATCCAGGAAGTTATTTTCGTGCTGACCAACTACGGCGGCGACGATCTGGGGCAGTTCCTCCGGGAACTGAAGGACTACAAAGCAATTCAGATCGAGAATGAAGGCGGGGAGGACAAGTCGGGAGTTTCCACCCTAACGATTGAGCTGCCG